AGACGCTCAACGTGTGTTGCCCTTAGCTTTGGAACTCGTGTTCGTCCCAGATGACTACGAGATCAAGGCAGCCAAGGTACGAGCCACCGGAGTAGTGGTTCGCGCAAAGGAGTCAGTGTCCATTCGTTGGTGGACTTACGAGACTCCCTCCTGGAGGTACCCGTTCGGCAGACCGGTTACCGCAACTGCGCTTAGGCGCAGTTGAGGAGGCCCGGTGTTTGCACCTGGGGTGGACTCGCTACCTAGCGAGGCCCCCGACCACCCCGACTTGAAGGTGCATTTTACATCGGGTACTTCTAAGGTTAGGAAGACTTTTGCGATATCTGGAATCTCACCAGGTATCAAATTCTTAGCCTACAACAACACTATACTAGGTATGGAAAGGGCAATTAAAGAGCGGCTGTTGTATGTTTCCAAGGATGGAAACTGGGAACATCCGCCCCGTCCTTGCCCGGGAATGGTAGAATCGAGATTATCGAGCTTCAGGCAAAACCTCAGAAAACTGGTTAATGTTTGTCACCCACTTGCTCGCGGAGATTTTCTTCGCTTGTTCAAAGGTCGCAAGTTAGCCAGATATATTAGGGCGATTACTGATTTGGAGATCGAGGGGCTGCGTCGTAAAGATGCATACCTTCGGTTCTTCATGAAATACGAGGCGTATGATTTCGAGTCTAAGGCCAACCCCTGTCCGCGTGGGATCAACCCGAGATCCGACAAATACCTGGTTGAGATGGGGAGGTACTCACGACCCCTAGAAAAACGTGTGTACAAGGATCTATGCTTAATGTTTGGATACGAGGTAGTGATGAAAGGGAAGAATCAAGAACAGCGCGGCGTTCTGCTCAAGGAGTACTGGGACCACTTTGTAGATCCAGTATGTATAATGGGAGACGCTAGCAGGTTCGAACAGTGTGTCGGTGTCGAGATGCTCGAGTTCGAGCATTCCGTTTATGGGTTTTATTATCCAGCCGAGACGTTGTTTGAGAAGCTGTGCAAGTGGCAGGTCCGGCAAAAAGGCCGGGCTAGATGCGCTGATGGATTCCTGTCCTTTAAGTTGGAGGGAACGAGAGCAAGTGGGGACCCAAACACAGCTTTGGGGAACTGCCTGATCTCGGCAGCCCTTGCACTTTCATTTCTAACATCGTTGAAGATAACCAAGCATAGGGTGTTTCTGGATGGAGACGATGTCGGGTTTATAATTGAGCGTGCAGACTTGGAAAAGTTTGAGCGCGAATGTAAATCCTGGTATCTGGATTTAGGCTTCAGAATGAAGTTCGAGACAGTTGTGGAC